GGTATATATGGGCAATTTTCATTATTTTTTTTTACTGTATTAAATTCTTTTTTTGTTGAATTGTTTTTATTATCATTTTTTGTACCATTATTTATATAATTAGCGTTATTACTATCATTTGATATTAAAAAAAAATCATTTGTAAACATATATTTTTCAAGGTGAGAGAATATAATATTATTATTATTATTATATTTTTGATTATTATTAAAATGCATTTTAATTTATGATAATTAATATGTATAAGGTATAGTTATTATAGTAAGGGTAATTGTTTTTATTATGGTTTGAATAATATTATATTATATTACAAATCATAATAAAAACATTAAAAAAGAACCTTACCTAATTCCTTTTTTTTTATTCCTTATTTTTAATGAAATTTTATTTTATTTATCTAAAAAACATATTCATCCAAAGAGATAACAAATTTATTTTTTCTTCTTTCTCTTCTTTTTCTAAACCCCAAAAATTAAATTTTCTTATTCCTCCTTTCGAAAAATGCTGATAATTGTTCATAGAATTTTTTGTTTTAGGAGTTAACCCTAAAATTAATAAAACTTCGGTATAATTTAATTCTTCACGAAATATATGAACGTTGATTAAAGGAATTTCATATTTATTATATTTATTCTCACTATATAACTCATATCTATCTATTAGTGTCATTTGAACCGGTGGTGATGCAACAATTGCTATTCCAACTACTTTTTTGGTTGTCATGTTATAAATCATGACTTTCTCATCCTTTACTAATTGTTTATTCTTTTCAGCACTTCCTAATATCATTATTCCTAGTTCTATATTTTTCTTAAATTCTATTAAAGTGTTAGAATTAAACAGAGAAATAGACATTTTATTTATTAAATGCGTCTTGCGTTCTTCGTCTTGCGTTCTTTGTCTTGTGTTCTTCGTCTTGCGTTCTTTGTCTTGTGTTCTTCGTCTTGCGTTCTTTGTCTTGTGTTCTTCGTTATATATCATTATCATATTAGGATAAAAGCATTTCAATTTTTGAGTATATAATATTTTTATTTTACATTAAATTAATAAATTGTTGATGTTTTTGAGTTTTCTCGTGGTCTTCTTTTCCATCCCTACATTTCAATTTTTTGAAGAATTCTTATTTATTCAGTAATCACACGATCGAAATTCTTTTTTTATTATTTTCCAATACAATTCATTCCTTTGTGATAACCCTTTATGACGTAAAATGAAAACAATTTCAAAAATTAATTACTCTAATAAAATCATAAGAAAATAAAAATATAATATTAATTTTTAATAGTGATACTACTATCATTAAAGTATGTTTTTTCTAACAATTCTTTCTTTTCTTCAATGATTGATAAGTGTGATTGTTGTTTTTCTACATAACATGTATATGCTTCAAGTTCATCAATTACATCTTGTGGCAGTTCAGATAAATTAATAAAGGTTCCGTTTTTATTTTCATTTTTTTTAATATTTTTAAATTTATTTAATATTTTCAATATTTCAATTTGATGATACTTTGACATATTTTCTATGCGTTCTTTTAATTCATTATGTGTATTAGAATTTACCATTTTATTAAAAACGGACAAATAACTAGAGAATAATAATATATTAATAATATTTTTATATTTAACTAATTTATAAATATTATATTATATTATTTAAACTACAACGTTAAGACTTTATAATAAGTTTAGGTTTGATTATTGTTTTTGGTCTTAGTATTTTTTGTTTCATAGGATTAGGAGTAGGGTTTAATAGTTCAGCAATAATAGAAATATACTTATCATTTAATTCAAACCTTTGACCAATCACACGCACATTAATTTCGTCATCTTCTTTTACTTCTGAAAAATAGGTTGACATATAATGATGATCGCGAGCAATAAATATAACAACAGGATTAGGCGTTTCACTTGTTTCCGCACGAATGCCTGCTTTTGTAATATTTCTCGCAATACAATTAATGTGCATACCTTCTACTGGCGAACATATCATGCATTCAAACACTACATTAAATTCAACATTATCTGCTTTTAATATACCACTGGAATAAGTCATGATTTTTATAGATCCTGATTTAACGAATCCTTCCACAATACATTTACCCTCAACATTTGAAGAAATCTCTTTTTCAATTGTTTCTTGTAACCGATTGCCGATATAAATAATATTAATACTTATTTTGCGTGTGATAAGCGAAGTTGTATAAATCCCTGTTTCTTTTTTAGAAAACGAAGAGGGTTTAAATTGGTTCGTCATTGTTCCAGTAGACATTATTGTATATATTATTGTATATATTATTGTATATATTATATCTATATAATAATATTAAATCAATTTTTATTTTAATATGACAATTTTTCAATATCAATTAATTTTGATTCGGTTGGTGTTAAAAACCATCGTTTTTTATCCTTTTTTATAGAATCATAATAACGCAACATAAATTCCTGTTTACAGCATACTAGTTTTTGTAAAATTGTAGTATTTTGTTTATAAGGCATATTTTCTTTACCAGATAATATAAGGTTAAGTATTATTATCGCATCTATTTTTGTGGATTGGTCGCATCTGGTTCCTTTTGCTCTTTTATTTTTCAGATCTTTTATTTTAAATACAAAAATATTATTTTTTTTAATATAACTCATAAAACCGATATATTGGGTTAAATTCTTTTTAGCAGGCAATAAATTCATTATAACTTTTTTTATTTCTTCACTTAAATCATTTTCATCCTCTTTTTCTCCTTTTTTCCATATTCCTGTTTCATTATCCTTAATCATAATAATGCGCTTATTATTGTCATCGTATAATGTGATACCTGTTATATTTTTATCGCGGAGTAACTGATTATCTAAATATTCAAATACTTTATTTTCAAATTCATTATCTCGGTCTAACTCGTCCATATAATTAAGTAAAAACACGATTTCTTGGATAGTCAATTCTTCAATTATATGAGCAACTAAAAATCCTAATAAAAGCGTCAAATCCATCTCATCAACATTATGAAATTCATTTATAACTATTCCATAAAAATTATATATGCTTAATTCTTTTACATCTTTTTGTTCTATTTCAATTCTTTCCTCATCTTTTGCGATATTATAATTTTCTTTCATTTGTTTTAAAATAGATTGTGTTTTTTCTTTATTTTCTCCAATATTTTTCGGCATTAAATCTTCTGGGTTAAATTTATTACTTGGTAATGTAATAGTCACTTTATCGTGTTTATAATCAATTGGTATTGAACGGTCATATATAGAAATAGCATTATTATTTAATTCACTTGGTTGAAACATATATAAATCGGCAATATTAATTAAATTTCCTAATCTCCCGTATTTATCAGTAATATATTCATAATTATCATCAATCAACTGCGTTAATGCGTAATTGATTTTTTCTATTGGATTATATTTTACCGAATTAATTTGTTTAATTAAATCCTCTTTTCTATAAAAAAATCTTTCTTTAAATAATTCTTTTATTTTATAAACAATCATATCACTTCCAGTAGAAATAAAGGAATGACCATAAGTAGACGTATTTATGTTGTCGTCAGTAATTGTTTTTTTTAATGAAGGGTTACACGTATAATCGCATTTTTTCATATAATCACACGTTGATGAGTATGGTTTATCTCCAATTTGATATTTTAAAAGACCCCCACTTGATAATTCTAAATTTACTGGTTTAATCCCATTTTTAATCATATTTTCAACATTGAAATACATTTGTTTATAATTTAAAATACAATCAATTGCTATTTCTTTTAAAACACGACTAATATGTCCTATTTGAATTGCTTTCATTTCTGCCAATCTGTATACATATAAATCTGCTGCTTCTTCTTCTTTATTTTTCAACAAAGAACCATATAAATAGATTTCAACATTTCTTTGAAGAAAAGGTAACATTTTGTGACTGCAATTACGAACAGCGCGCCCAATAATTTGTTCAATGCGGTTCATATTATACCATGGGTCTAAAATATGTACTTGTCGAATAAATTTTAAATCTACTCCCTCTGACCCAGCCTGAGAAATTAATACTACTTTTACTTTACGTCCATCCGAATTATTATCATTAGTTAATTCTTTAATATCACTATTACTATCTGGAGAAAACCCTTTATCTCCTGTAATCATTACATATGTTGCACCTTGAAATGGTTTTATTTGGCGTAATGATGGATCAGATGCTAAATTCTGAAGACGTTTATTATAATCACTCTTAGATTCAAATGTAATCGCATCTATTTGTTCGGTTGGAGGTGTTTCAAATAAATTTATGCCTCCTCTGGCACGTATGAATCCTAATTCTTCTAATGCCAACGCAATCGGCAATACTCCACCATCAATATATTGAGAATATACCAAAATCACTCCTTTTGAGTTTATAATTCTTTCACATATATTTGATATTTTCCCACTATACTTTTTGATTTGGTCTCTCGAAAATATTCTTCCATATTTTTTTTCATCCTTATAATTAAACTTATGACGAATAAGTGTTTTATCTAAAATTTCATAATTCATGATTCTGGATAACCCGCCCTTTCCTACAAGTTCGCGTGTATCAATATCAGGTATATCAGATGAATCAGCGGTTATGGCGTTTAATCTTTCATCGGGATAAACAATATTTAATGCTTCTAAGGGTTTTTGTAATAAGGTATAACCGAATGATTCCATGGTTTCAAATGATATGTTTTTTTTATCTTTATCTATTTCTTTTTTCAGTTTATCAATTATATAACTATAACCTTTGGATTGATAATCGCCGATATCATTAAGAAAGAGAGAAATTAATTCTATTCCTTGTATAACTGGTTTACCATTTAATTGGTTGCGTGGATATACATTTTCTTCGAATGTATTTTTTTTAGAAAATTCGTGAGGCCATATACGATATGGAAAGGTATATGGATTTTCCCCTCTGACAAATGAAATATATCCCGTTGCTTTTCTCTCCAATAACTTTTTGCCAATTTCTTCTCCATCTTTACTGATTTTAAATGTCCCATCATTATTAAAAACGTCGTTTACTGTTATTGTCGGACGCTTATCATTTAAATTCATAATGTTTACTAACCATATTACCTCTTTATAACTATTATACATCGGTGTTGCTGATAATAATAAAAGACGCAAATTATCAACATTTTTAACTAATTTAAATAACTCTTGGGCAACACGTTTATTTAGATTGTCATCAGTTACACGTATATTATGAACTTCATCAATTATAACTAGTCTATTATTAAAATATCTTTTTAATTTTCGTTTAATCAGATTATTCTTTTGTTTAGTAGTAAGGTCTTTATCTGCTCCGTCAATAGATGAAGAATTACTAATATAATTGGCGAACTCAATATACCCAAAAAATATATAATATTTATTTATAATTTGTTGAACTTGATAAATTATATTGTCGCGTGAAAGTCCTTTCATATTAAATGGGTTAAACTCTTTTAAAAATTTATTTCCCGTACATGACCGAATGTTCCATAATCCATCTACTAAATTTAATTTTCTCTCATCAAACAATTGTAATCGGAAATTATTTTGAACGTTGGGTGAAGCAACAATCATTATTTTATTAGCTAGACCTAATTGTTTTAAATAATCACGCATTTCTTCAGAAACACTAATCGCAGAACATGTTTTACCACTACCCAATCCATGATAAAGCAATAAACTGTTATATGGTGTTTGAAATGATAAAAAATTCCTTACAAAAAGTTGGTGTGGTGAAAGTTCAAACTCGGCATTACATAAAATATCTGAATATTCTTTTATATCTCGAATATCTCCATCATATTGTGTATCATTAAATTCTTTTTTTTCTGCTATCTTAATATTAAAATTTGGATCGTTTAAATTTGGATACAAAAAATTATTTTCTTTTTCAGGTTGAACCATTAACGCGTTATATTCTTCTTTCTCTCTTGTATTATTAGTTGAATTATTTTTTTTAGACGACTCATCTTCATTTAACTGGATAGATTCTACAATGGGTGCTGGGATAGATTCTACAATGGGTGCTGGGATAGATTCTACAATGGGTGCTGGGATAGATTCTACAATGGGTGCTGGGATAGGGACATTCAAACTAGGGGTTTTTTTATTCAGGCGTTTTAAATATTCCTTTTCTAATATTTTTCTATCCCATTTATCAATAACTTTTTGTTTTAATCCAAAATCTTTAATTAAATTATCTTTTATAATTTGATCACTTATTGTTTTAATATCAATATTCATTTGAAGAATTGACGGTGTTTGTTTTTCTAATAATCCTCGCTTTATAATTTCAAGTTCAGCAACACTTAATTCTTCTAATTGTTTTTTTCTATCCGTAATATTTTTACATGAAAAAATTTCATTTTCTATATCAATAAATCTTATTTGGTCGTCGGGACATTTAATGACACACTTTTGTGTAAAAGGGTTTTTTTCTGTATCCTCGATACATTTATCAATTGAACTCATTGATATATAATAATATTATTTATTTATTTCTTTATTTCTTTATTTTATATATTTTTTTATTTTATAATTGGTAACTAAATGATGAACACGTTTTAGTATATCTATTTTTTCTAAATTATAATGTCGAATAGATAATAAAGCGTCTTCATATGTTTTCCACTCTATTTTACTTACTTCATAATTATTAAAATCATCTATATTTTCATTATTATTATCATCATTATTTATATATGCCAAAAAATATTTGTGTTTATATGATTTATAATTAGAACCAGTAAATATTTCTTCAAATGGCACTAAATTTTGTATTACATTAATAGATGAACGGTTATATCCAGTTTCTTCTTCAAATTCTCGTAAAGCACAAATTAAATCTTTTTCTTGATAATTATGCCTACCTTTAGGAAACCCCCATTCCTGTTCTTTCCATGTTGTATATGTGGATGTTTCATTTATTAAAGATTGTATATTATATTTTCCATGTATATTTGAGACCTCATTTTTTAATAATTCGAATTTTTCTTTTGCGTTTCTTTCTTCGCCTCTATACTGAATTCCTATATTTGACCCCCATAAATCACTCCATAATAGAATGAATTCTGTGTTTAAAATTTTATGTTTTTCTTCATCTGTCATTTCATAAATAATATTTTTTATGTATTCTTTATTACATATAGGATATTTCCCTCGAATAAATTCAATGTAACCAATCGTATCCTTGCGACGAATCATTAAATATTCAATTACGCCTTTTATATTTTTTCTATATACAATAATACCTATACTAGTAATAGGGTATTTACAGTTTTGAAACATATGTCCATTTTTCCCACAATTGCTACATAAATACATAGTTTCGTTTATCATATTATATTAATATTCTTAATGATAATCTTATTAATATCCTTATTGGTTAATTATTAAATCTTTTTATATTAATTATTTAATAATGACTTTAGAACCAAAAGTATGGGGACCCTTTTATTGGTTTGTATTACATACAATTGTTTTGACATATCCAATTAATCCTAACGAAACTACTAAAAAGAAATATTATGATTTTATACAAAATTTACCTCTCTTTTTACCAATTCCAGAAATAGGTAATAATTTTAGTAAATTATTAGATGACTATCCAGTGACACCTTATTTAGACTCGCGTCCTTCTTTTATGAAATGGATGCATTTTATACATAATAAAATAAATGTATCATTAGATATGCCAGAAATGACAATGGATGAAGCAATGATTGCTTATTATGAACATTACAAACCAAAAGAAGTAAAAAACGAAGAACAACGGAGACGAAGAGAGAAATATGTTTTTTTAGGTATTGTTATATTAATTATAATAGCAGTTACATACCTTTATAATAAATAAATAATTTATAAATTATAAATAAATTATAAATTATTTTTTTCATGGTACTCTTTTTGTAACTGAATATAATATGTATCATCTACTTGTTTATATAAAGGTCTAAAATAATCCCTCATTTTAACAGTTGGTATTTTATCAATATTAGGATGCCAAAACATCATATAATTACAATAAGCGAGAAAATCATTTAATTCATCTTCATTATCTATTTCCATATTAATATCTTTTAGTATATTTAATATTAAAACTAATTTATTTTCTGACATTTTATTATATAATATAATTCAAATACTTATATATATATTATATTATATTATATTATTACAACCTAAACTCTTATATAAAGACTATGAAATTTGAATTACTAATATTTGGCATGACTGCATTTTTTATAACCAATGTTTATCATGATGGAAAATATGTTCAAATCATGAAATCATGGAAAAAATATTACCAAATGGTTGGCATTGGGTTCGCAGGGTTATCCG